CTCCAAATCCTTATCGTAACTGGATGCCACCTGCTTTTAATGTACCTACTGGTGGCATGGGTTCAACTATTGCCGCGGATTATTTAGGCATAGGGGCTGTAGGCGGTGCCAATGCGGCTTCAACCATCAATGTAATTGTCAATCTTGATGGTGACGTAGTAGGCGGAGCCGTTACTAATGCTCAAGTCAATCAGTCTCTTTCAGGTACATTCAGCGACGTGAGCCGATATAACGGCCGTGGAGCACCTTCAATCAAATGAGCCTACCTGCCACGATCTCGGTATCGTTCGACTTTAGCCAAGGGGCGACCTTCGGCTATCCGTTCACTATTGGCGATCCTATCAACGGCGTCATCGGCGTATCTCAGTTCGCAGCTACAGAAGTACCTGATCCGGTAGTCGATCTGAGTAGCCAAACGAGATCAATTAAGATCAGCCGTGGTCGCAATATCATGCGCGACACCTACGAAACGGGCACATGTACTGTTCGAGTAATCGATGAGACTGGCGCATTCAATCCTCAGAACCCTTTATCGCCCTATGCAGGATACCTGACTCCCTTGAGAAAGATCAGAGTCGCAGCCACTACCCCAACCACTCAGCATTTCTTATTTTCAGGTTATGTCGATTCCTACAAATACTCTTTCCCAACTGGTCAAGAATTAGGCTATGTAGACATCGTCTGCTCGGATGCCTTTAGACTCTTTCAGATGGCTAACATATCAAGTGTGACGGGCGCCACAGCGGGTCAGACTACTGGCACACGCATTACAAAGATTCTCGATCAAGTGTCGTTCCCTACATCGATGAGAATCACAGACACAGGCTCGACAACAGTTCAAGCCGATCCTGCTACAGCTCGCACATCCTTGCAAGCCCTCAAGGCGGCAGAGTTCGCAGAGCAGGGCGCATTCTTTATCCGTACCGATGGGACCGCAGAATTCAAGGATCGTAACGATGTCGTGGGCTCTCTAGCGGCAACTCCGATTGAGTTTAATCAGACTACTGGGATCCCATATTCCGACCTTCGTTATGCCTTTGACGATAAGCTTATTATTAACCAAGCGAGCATGACGCGCTTAGGTGGGTCGGCTCAAGTAGTGGCCAATGTTGATTCATCTGCTAAGTACTTCCCTCATGGCACTACTCTGACAGAGATGATCCCTGAAACAGATGCTCAAGTCTTAGACATTGCTCGAATCTATGTCGCCACGAGAGCCGAGACTTCAATCAGAATTGATGCCATGACAGTCGATCTATTGGACACGGATGTTCCTACGGACACAATGATTGGCCTTGATTACTTTGATAATCTACAGATAACCAATGTGCAGGAAAACGGATCGACAATCGTTAAAACCTTGCAGGTGCAGGGCTTAGCATGGGACATCACCCCAAATTCAATGAAGTGCACAGTTACGACACTTGAGCCCATCGTGGAAGGACTGATCGTTGGGAACGCAAATTACGGTATAATCGGACAATCCATTATGGGATACTAGGAGAAAACAATGGCAACAGGCTTTCCAGCGACAACAGGCGACATCTTTACGGCTGCAGACTATAACGGCCTAGTCACCTTTGAGATTAAGGCAGACCAGACAGCGGACTACACGCTTACTGTCGCCGACTCCTATCAAGTCCTAATCCCTATGAACAAGGCTACAGCGATCGCCTTGAAGATCCCTACCAATGCGACAGCGGCTATCCCTGTCGGCTCTGTAATTACTATTCTTAACGAAGGAGTGGGAACCTGCACAATCTCAGCCGTAACATCCGGCACTACTACAGTCCTTTCGGCTGGCACAGTAGCGGCCGCCCCTACCCTTGGTCAATATAAGTCAGCGGCTTGCATTAAGACTGGCACAGATACTTGGTACATCATCGGAGCCATTGGGTAATGCTTAACAACATTACGGCAGTTAGCGGCGTTCCCGTTAGACCAATCGTCACTGGGGGCACTTTGACCTCGGACGCAACTTATTTTTATCGGTCATTTACTGCTAGTAGTACTTTGAGCATTACTGCGGCCGCATTAACAGCTGATTTTGTTGTTATTTCAGGCGGTGGCGGAGGCGCATCAGGCGGCGGCGGTGCTGGTGGAATGAAGGCTTTAGGTTCTCAATCTTTATTAGGTTCATATACCATCACAGTTGGCGGTGGTGGCGCTGGAGGTGTTGGAACAGTTGCAAACACTGTTGCAGCTAGTGGAACTGCCTCATCTTTTGACACTTTACTTTCAACGTCAGGTGGCGGTGGTGGAGCAACGGCCGCAGCTTCGGGTTTTGGTAACGGTGCAAATGGTGGTTCAGGTGGCGGTGGTGGAGCAAACGGACAGTCATCAACATCAGGCGGTACAGGTATTTCGGGTGAAGGAAATGCAGGCGGTGGCAATGGTTCAACGGCATCACCATTTCCATCAGGCGGCGGCGGTGGAGCTTCCGCAGCCGGTGGTGCTGGCGCTGCTGGAGGAGTATCAGGCAACGGAGGAGCAGGCGGAAACACCGTCACAAATTATGGTTCTTTGACTGATACATTAACTGCAACTGGATTAGGTGCAAGTGGTCGCATAGCCGCTGGTGGTGGCGGCGGAGTTTATAATCAAAATTCAGGAACAGCTGGAACCGGTGGTACAGGCGGCGGTGGCAATGGTTCAATTTCGGTGAACGGCGCTAATGGTTTAGCCAATTCGGGTTCTGGTGCTGGTGGTTCTTACAGTGGCGGAAACGGTGGCACAGGCGGTTCTGGTGCAGTAATTATTCGTTACTTAAAGTCGGCGGTATAACATGGCGCATTGGGCAGAATTAGACAACACTAACAAAGTCATCCGTGTTCTAGTTGGCGATAATAACGATCCAGCAGGTGATGAAGGCTATCAATGGCTTGTTGATAATCTTGGTGGTACATGGGTAAAGACTAGCTATAACGGAAACATAAGATTTAATTATGCAGGGATTGGTTATACATACGATCCAATAGATGACGCATTCATAGCACCTGCACCATGCAATCATACAGAATTATCACTTAACAATCTAAAGCGATGGGAATGTTCAAATGAAGCCCATACTCTCTAAGGCAGGGCAACAGCTGAGGGAGCAATTTGATGATACCTTTCCAGATCGTGATCGGCGTTCCGATGGCTGGATCGGCGATCTCCGTCATTCAGCGCGTCCTTCTGACCACAATCCTGATCCAGCGTCAGGGGTGGTTCGCGCCATCGATGTCGATCGAGATGTTCATAAGTCAGGCAAGCCCGACCTCATGCCCGATATTGCAGATCAGCTTCGACTCGCGGCAAAGGCAGGCGAGAAGCGAATTGCCTACATTATCTTCGACGGACGAATTGCATCGTCTCGCATGGGCTGGCGCTGGCGAAAGTATTCGGGAAGCAATCCGCATCGGGCGCATTGCCACTTTTCTTTCACTAAACAAGGTGATACGGACGGCTCTTTCTTTAATATCCCGTTACTAGGAGGCAAATAATGGAACAAGCAAAGTCACTCGCGGCATCATGGGCACGATCATTTTTAGCAGCTGCCCTTGCGCTATACATGGCAGGAGTAACTGATCCTAAGACTTTAGCAATGGCCGGTAGCGCAGCGCTAGCACCTGTCATCTTGCGCTGGCTTAATCCAAATGACGCATCCTTCGGAGTAAATAAGCAATGACACAGGAAAACTTCTTCACCCTTTACTTTGCCAGCCTCGCCGTGATCGGTGGGCTTGCAGGTTATGTGATCACACATCTACTGTCTGAGATTAAGCGACTCAACTCGCGTGTCGATGAGATATATAACATACTCTTAGAGCGATAATTTTTACATGGCTAAGAAGAAGGTCATTGACCTAGACACTTATAACGCTCTCGATCAATGGGCTATCAGTTTGCATGAGATGTATCGTGCGCTTCGGCGTGCAGGTTTTGCAGTCGATATTTCACTTGCACTCATTAGTGACAAAGATGCCTATCCTGACTGGATTCTGCCATCGATCCCTGACCGAGTGGATCGCATACCCTATGAAGATGACGATGAGGACTAAACATGGCCATGCGCCGAACAGTAGTAGTGCCCGATCTTCAAATTCCCCTACACGATTCGGTAAGCGTCAATAATGTTATTTCTTTTATTAAGGCGTACCGCCCTGATAGCGTCCTTACTCTCGGAGATGAAGCAGACTTCACGGAGATCGGACGTTGGAGCGAAGGCAAGCCGGGCTGGTACGAACAGACCCTAGCTGAGAACCGAGACATGACTGTTGATGTCCTTTGGCGCTTAGGTGAATATGCCAAAGAACAACACATGATCAGGAGTAATCACACTGATCGCCTGTTTAATGTGATCATGAATAAGATCCCTGCCTTCATGTCTTTGCCCGAATTGAAGTTTGAGAAGTTTATGAAACTAGATGAGCTAGGCATCACCTACCACAAGAGGCCCTACGCGGTCGCTAAGGGGCTTATAGCCGTCCATGGGGACGAGGGTAGTGTGAAGCCTACACCCGGTCTCACAGCCCTTGAGAGCGCCCGCAGGGCGGGTATTTCAACCATTTGTGGGCATACGCATCGCGCTGGTTTTTCACAATTTTCTGAGTCATCGGGTGGCAAGATCAGCCGCATCATTAGAGGCTATGAGGGCGGACACCTCATGGATACTCGGATGGCAACTTATACCAAAGGCCAAATGAACTGGCAACAGGCTTTCATAATCGTTGAAGAAGATGCTAAGGGCAATCAGGTCAGCATTATCAACCTTGAGAAAGATGGGACGTTTGTAGTCCACGGGCGTCGCTATGGACGACCTAGATAACGATCTAGACAGGTCGATCGATGACCACATAGATGATGCAGAATCGTTACCATTTCGTTATCTAAATAGCCTTGACCTAGCGTAGACATCTGTCATCCTTATCTCATCGGCCAAGGGCGTCGATAAGAAAGGGCAATTATGTTTGATTCAGCATTGCAGGATCTAGTGGCAATTATCACCATATCTGCACTATGGTTTCACTTAGGCCGTATGGTCGGCATTCGCGTTGGTTATCTTAAAGGTCGCAAAGCTGTGAGAGATTACTACGCATCTAAGGAAAGGGTCAAAGTGTGAAAGCAAGTGATTTCCTCAACGAAGCAAAGGCAACAATTCAAGATCGTGGAATGGACTACGGACACCCGTCGGACAATATGTCCCGAACAGCATGTCTGTGGTCAGCATTCCTCCAAATGCCTGTTACTGACTATCAAGTGGCGTCATGCATGGCATTGGTCAAGCTCGCTCGGAGTATGGAGTCAGCAAAAGTCGATACATACATCGACGCTGCAGCCTATCTTGCAATAGCCGGACAACTACACACAGAGGAGAATGAGCTTTATGTTTAACCTAGAAGATTATGAGACAGTAGAAGAGCGCTTAATAAAGTTTTGGAAGGATCATCCCGATGGGCAAATTCATACGAAGTTACTTGATCAATCCGCTGGTCGTTTTATTGTTGAGGCTTCTATATTTCGTACAGAGGCGGATAACAGGCCTTGGACTACTGGACTGGCAGAAGAAACCATCCAAGGGCGCGGAGTCAATGCGACAAGTGCGCTGGAAAATTGTGAGACTAGTGCTATCGGTCGAGCGCTTGCTAACGCCGGATACGCGACAAAAGGAAAGCGTGCGTCACGAGAAGAAATGGCGAAAGTGGGTAAAGCGCAAGAGGTCAAGGCTAGCATCGATGAAGTAAAGGCTAAGATGGCACAAACATCGGGCGAAT